CGACGGGCAGACCGTCGAGGCCGACCTCAAGGGCGCCATCCGCGGCCGCGTCCAGCCCGGCGACGTGATCGTGTCCGCGCCCCTGACGGACGCCCAGCGCGCCCTCATCCCAGTCCTCGCCGCGGCCGTGGTCGGCACCCCGTACGGGTTCCTCGACATCCTCGCCCTGCTGCTGGCCTCCTTCGGCCTCCGCTTCCCAGCCCTCGCCGCGAGGATCGAGCGCTCCGATCGGCTCATCTGCTCCCAGCTGGTGGACGTGGTCTGGCAGGCCGCCGGCTTCCACGCCTTCGCCGACGGGCGCCTGCCGCAGGACGTCACCCCCGGCGACATCGCCGACACCGCCCTCTCCAACGGGTGGACAGCCCACACAGCCTAAGACCCCAGGAGGGTGCAATGGCGCCCTCAACCCCCCTCACCCCCGCCGAGAAGCGCCGGATCAAGGCCCTCCACGCCGACGGCCTGACCCGCAACGCCATCGCCAAGGCCATCGGCCGCTCCAACGGCGCCGTCACCGACTACTGCCAGCGCGAAGGCCTCATCTTCCCCCACCCGCAGAAGGCCGAGGCCGTCACCGCCCGCGAACTCTCCGTCCGCGAGCGGACCGTGGCCGCGCACGAGCGGCAGCTGGAGATCCTCGAGGCCATACAGTCCAGCCTCCTCGGCACCCTCACCGGCCGCGCCGGGTGGAAGGCCAAGCTGAAGGGCGTCGGCGGGTCAGAGCAGGTGACCGAGCTGGACTTCGTGCCCTCCGACGAGCTCCGTAACGTCCAGAACTCGCTGACGTCGGCGACGACGGCGCTGCGGAACCTGACCCCTGCCGGGGATGCCGAGAAGGAGGCCGCCGTCTCCGTCGTCGAGGCCCTCGCCGCCTCCCTGGGCCTGCCGCCCGAATCACCGAAGTAGCACCCACCCACCACCGAACCCACCAACCAACCCCGACGAGAGGCACCACAGCCATGTACCACGTCATCCTCCTCAGCGGCAACGAATACGACATCGACGCCAACGAGCACAGCATCGAGGCCGCCATGACCAACGTGGTCAGCCCCAGCAGCCCCGAGATCGTCCGCTTCTGGGAGACCAACGGTGTCAGGGGAACAAGGAACCGCGAGCTCGTCGCCGCGATCCCCCTCTCGCACATCGAAATCATCATGCGGGCATGACCGCGCTGTCCCCGAAGCAGCTGGACTACCTCCAGCACTCCACCGCCTCCGTCAACATCTGCGACGGGTCCATCCGCGCCGGCAAGACCTTCGTCACGCTCCTGCGCTGGCTCCTCTACGTCGGCCGCGCACCAAGGGGCGGCGAGCTCGTCATGGTCGGCCGCACCCGCGACGCCGTCTGGCGCAACCTCGTCCTGCCCATGCAGGACCCCTCCCTGTTCGGCCCCATGGCCGACGCCGTCGTCGGCAACTACGGCGCCCCCACCGTGAAGGTCATGGGCCGCACCGTCCACCTCATCGGCGCCAGTGACGCGAAGGCCGAGAAGGTCATCCGCGGCATGACCGTCGCCGGCGCCTACGGCGACGAGCTCACCGTCCTCTCCGAAGAGTTCTTCACCCAGCTCCTCGGCCGCATGTCCGTCCCCGGCGCCAAGCTCTTCGGCTCCACCAACCCCGACAACCCCGCCCACTGGCTCAAGGCCAAGTTCCTCGACCGGCTGGCCGAGCTGCCGAACTGGCGGCACTGGCGCTTCACCATGGACGACAACCCCTCCCTCACCGAGGAGTACAAGGAGTCCAAGCGGCGCGAGTTCACCGGGCTCTGGTTCCGCCGCTTCATCGAGGGCGAATGGGTCGCCGCCGACGGCGCCGTCTACCCCATGTGGGACCCCGAGAAGCACCTGGTCCCGTGGGAGTCGCTGCCGCACATGGAATCCCTCCTCGGCGTCGGCATCGACTACGGCACCAACAACCCGACCGCGGCGCTGCTGCTGGGCCTGTCCCGCGAGTACGACGAGCGCGGCAACGTCGCCCGCCGGCGGCTGTACCTCGTGGACGAGTGGGGCACACCCAAGGGCCACGCCTGGACCGACGCCCGCCTGTCCGAGGGGCTGCGGTCGTGGCTGGGCCGGCCGCACCTGCGCGACCAGCCCCACCTCGAGCCCGCCTACATCATCTGCGACCCCTCGGCCGCGTCGTTCAAGACGCAGCTGTACGCGGACGGGGTGACGAACCTGGCCAACGCCGAGAACGACGTGGAGTACGGCATCAAGACCGTCGCGTCCCTCCTCGGCACCGGGGACCTGCTCGTCTCGGACCGGTGCCGCGGCTTCGTCAACGAGGTCACCGGCTACTCGTGGGACGAGAAGGCCGCCCTCAAGGGCAAGGACGCCCCCGTGAAGGTCGCTGACCATTACTGTGACGCTGGACGCTACGCGATATCCACTACGGAGACACTCTGGCGCGAATACATCGGACCACACTGACCCAACCCGACGAAAGGGGCCACCGCGTGGCACTGCCCGACAACGGCGCCGTATGGCCCCCCGAGCCGCACAAGGCCGCCTACCGCATGTTCGCCGAGTACGACGCATGGTACTCCGGCGACATCGACGCCCTCGAGCAGACCTACTCCTACGCCATGGCCTCCGGCGTGTGGGGCCAGATCAAGCGCATGTTCTGGGGCGCCCCCCGCCCCAACCAGCAGGGCGAACGCCCCGTCAAGATGCACGTCCCGGTCGCCTCGGAGATCGCCCGCATGTCCGCCCAGGTCGTGTGGGGCGAGATGCCCGCGGTGAAGTTCGCCGACCTCGACGAGGACGGCGACCCGCCCGCCGGCCCGCAGGCCATGATCGAGAAGGCCAACCAGCGCCTCGCCGAGCTCATCGACGACTCCGCCCACACCGCCCTCCTCGAGGCCGCCGAGCTCGGCTCCGCCCTCACCGGCGCCTACCTGCGCATCTGCTGGGACCACAGCGTCTCCGACACCCCCTTCCTCGTGCCCATGGCCCCGGACCAGGCCGTCCCCACCTTCCGGTACGGGCGCCTCACCTCGGTGGTGTTCTGGCAGGAGCTGCCCAAGCTCGACGGCGACCCCAGCCACTGGCTCCTGCTCGAGTCGCACGAGCCCGGCCGGATCGAGTACGGCCTGTACGCCTCGGGGAACAACGGCAACATCGGCACCCGCGTCCCGCTGACGGAGCACCCGGCCACGGCCGGGCTGGCCGCGACCGTGGACGCCGAGTCCAGCGTGGAGACCGGCTCCGAGCTGCTCACGGCCGCGTACTTCCCGAACGTGAAGCCGAACCGGGCCAACCGCAAGGACCCGGTCATGGGCAACCTCGGCCGCTCCGACCTCGACGGCTGCATCGACCTCATGGACGCCCTCGACGAGACCTACACCTCGTGGATGCGGGACATCCGCCTCGGCAAGGCCCGCGTCCTGATCGACAAGGGCATGCTCGACGTCAACGCCCCCGGCCTCGGCGCCCAGTTCAACGCCGACCGCGAGGTGTTCACCAACCTCAAGGCCGGCGTCGGGTCGCTCAACGGGGGCGGGTCGGCGCCGATCGAGCAGGTCCAGTTCGCGATCCGCGTCCAGGAGCACCTCGCCACCGCCTCGCACCTGCTGACCCGCATCTTCGCGGCCGCCGGCTACTCCCCGCAGACCTTCGGGGAGACCAACGGGCAGACCACCCGCACGGTCACCGCCACCGAGGTCGACTCGCGGGAGAAGCTGACCCTGCTGACCCGGGACGCGAAGATCCGCTACGCCAAGCCCGCCCTCCAGCGCCTCATGGCCGCCCTCCTCGACGTGGACGCGCACGTGTTCCACGGGCCGGGACGGCACGGGGACCTGCCCGAGGTCGAGTTCCCCGACGCCCTCGCCCCCTCCATGGACGCCCTCGCCCAGACCGTCCAGCTGCTCCGGGCCGCGGAGGCCGCCTCCACCGAGACGATGGTGGAGATGGTCCACCCGGACTGGAACCGCGAGCAGATCGACGCGGAGGTGGCCCGGATCCAGTCGGAGAAGGCGTCGGCGTTCCCCGCCCTGCCCGACCCGACCGGAATGACAGGGGCCGACCTTGGACCAGC